ATTTTCAATTGATACGATTTTTGATCTTCAGATTGCTTGTCGCGGATCTTTACCTCAATTTTCACGGCACGACCATAAATGACAGCCGATATATCAGCCGTTCCTTTTTGGCCCGAAGTTGGTAACCATTTCACTGTTCCAATTCGCCTCATGTCTCCTAGGGTATCGGTAACGACTTTCCTGTTATCCTGAGGCCTGCCCATGCAGTTTATTCTCTCCGCCTGATGTCCTGAAAAGTTGAGGAAGTCAATGATAGCGCGGCTTAATCCATTGCTTGTCTTATCTGAATAATTTCTAGTACACCTGGCTGCCTCCGGGAAGTTTGGATGCTTTACCCGGCTGTAAGTGAGTGCAACTTCCCTCAGTTCCTTCAATCCCTTACTTTGCATTGCGGAGGTGTTTCTGTGCAGATTTCACCAGGTTCGCTGTCATCTCATCATCAGGGGAGGAGGAGGGGAGTGTGTGCGATTCAACCCAGAAAACAAGCTCCTTGCGGGAGAATATCAGCCTCGATCCAAATTTGGAATACGGAATTTCCTTTTTACCAACAGCTTTATATATAGCTGCCTTTCCAAGTCCTGTTATCTCACATGCATCTATAAGTGTGCATCGGTCGGGTATTTCTGGCTGCAGGGGAGAAAGTTTTGCCTCTAAGCACTTTGTAACTGTATCAGAAATTATTTGCTCTAGTTCTGTTCTTGAAAATGATGTAATTACTTCCATATTTTGTACTTCATTGTGTATATACAAAATTAGATAGTATTTAGATAATACATAGTGCTATATAGTTTATTATCAAAGAGTTACTGTACATAGTGTACAATGTACATTAATGTATATAAAATGAAAAGGGTTCCTTTTATAGAAACCCCTTACATATTAAGAAATTAGTGAGCTATTTCTTTTTTAGAAAAGTCAAACTCTTAAAACAAGAATTTTTAATATTTTTTGGAGGATTATAATTTCGAGAGTGTTTATATATCGAAAGGAACTCGTTTCGAGCTATTATCTCCAGTTCTTTAAGAGATATAGTTCTTATAAACTCAAGCTTTACTAATACCAATAAAAACCTTCCTATATATTCCCTGTTATTCTTCGGATTATTGTAAAGCATTTTAATTTTATCCACCTCAACCCCTTCCATTAATACATCAGCTAATTTCAGATCCGGGTTAAGCTCAGTTTTTTTCGGTTGTTTCTTATTTGGGATATATTTCTTATACTCTAATATAAGAAAATATTTTTGAAGGAACCATTGAACCTCATGCCAGAACTCATCTTCCGGCCTGTTATTCAGGTTTAATCTGGTGACTCCCTCGATCCAGGACTTATAAGGATAGACTTCACGCATAATATCATTGCAGCCGTCTCCAATCCAATTTTTTGATATTGGATATTTTTTCATCTCATCTTGAAGATCATCAATCTTTTTTTGAAAATGATCACGCCTGGTTTTGGATAATTGCAGCTCGAATAAAATGTCAACAGTTGAAACTCTCCTTTTGGCAGCCTTAATTTCTTGTGTAAGTCTTTCTTTTATATTCATCTTTTCCTCCTTGGCATTTTTGCAGCGTTTTCAATAAGTTCATCATCAGACAATGAATCCAAATATACATCTGTAGTAGTTAGTTTTTTGTGCCCCATGCTTTTACTTATAGCAAATAAGCTTACCTTATTGCGTCTTGAAATGGAGGCGAAGGTGTGTCGAGCCCAATAAGTAGTAATATCGCCATAACCTAAGGCTTTGCCTATCATTTTCATTCTCTTGTTTATACAATGGATAAGGTTCTGAATGATCATTCTCTCCTGAAGAGGGGAAAGTCCAGCTGTGATATATGGGAAAATATAGCCTTTTTTGTCTCTATTCCCATATTTATTAATTACATCCTGCATTTCTTCTGTTATGAGAGCACGGATTTTTATTTTCTCCTTATCAGTGTCAATAGTTTTTCCGCGATACCATTCGATGTAGTTGCCTTTAATATCATCATATTTAAAACGAAGCATGTCACCTATATTTACCCCATTGCAATAAAAGCTGAATAACCATAAATCTCTGTATATTTCGTCATCTGGCATTAATGTGTAATCAATTACGTCATATAGCTGGGCTTCCGATAGTGCTATTTTTCGTCCTTTACCTTCCGGAATCTTATACTTACCATTCTTCTTAATCTCAAACGGGTATTGTGCAGGTGTGATTATTCCTTCCCTGAGTCCAATGTTCATAATGGCCCTGAGAGCTCTCATGTTTATGCTTATAGTGGTAAATTCTTTGCCGTCTTCTCTCATGTATGATTGATATTTTTTTAACCAATCCACAGTAATATCAGAAAATTTCAGATCCTTGCTTGTATATTTTTTTATACTATTGCGGGCACTTGTATACCATACTGATGAACCAACCTTCCCTTCGTTATCTAATTCCTGGATTCGATTATCAAATGCTGTCATAATGCTGTTAGTTGTGCCTTTACTTAGACGTTTAGCCAAACCCTCAAGAGAGAATGTTCCATCTTTTACAAGTTCGTCAATAGTATCTGTGATACGTTTAAAGCCGTCCTGAATCTGTTTCTTGGGCTTTGAATATTCCTGTTTTCTAACCTCTCCATGTAGTTTATCATATAATTCTACAGTCATATTCATGCAAGGATAATAAGACTGTCTCCGGTTATATGTTATTCGATACTTCACCGGAAAGGTGTTATTATCTTTGGGCCTGCGAAGGTCAAGAATAACAGATGCTGTAATTCCTTCAATGGAATAACTAAATAGAGGGGTGAAGTTTAACTGATCATCCTTCCCTTTACCCTCATTAAAATCATCTCTTTTCATAATTTTGTATGTAAATAAACAAACCATTTGCATACAAATATAGTAATTAAATACAAATGAATAACAACCAATATAAAGTATTTATTAACAATATACCTGAATATCAGTATATTTAGAGAATGATTATAAAAGGTTACAAATTGATAAAAGGGTATTGTTTATGCCTTCTAAGCTGTGGGTCGTGCGTTCGAGTCGCACCGGAATCACTAAGATAATCAGGGAGTTAAAGCAATTTAGCTCCTTTTTTATTTCTCATTTTGCATTTAATTTGCATACTTCTATATCAGATACAATACTCTGATCAATAATGTTAATAATTTACTTTTTCCTGAAATTATTATTTGAACCTATTTTTAAAGACAAGTTCCGACTTCTAATAATCGGAACTATCATAATATTTACGATCAATAGGATTGTTGCGTAAATTTAGCAATTATGTTAATTTAAAGGAAGTCCCTGACCAATTACGTACTTTTTAAAATCATCTAAATACTTAAGACAATAGCCATGATCGATCTGCATCAAGGATTCGAATACAAAAATATCTGCAATTCCCTCATATCTAGCATTTCGAGAAGAATGATATAATTGACTGTAATTTCTCCAGGCAGTCTTTGTAATCTTCATTGATGCACCTGGCCTATCAGGATTTACACTTTTTTCAATTTCTTGATGAGTTGCCCCAATATTTATATTCCGCATAGCAGCTAGGGCTTTTAAATAATGTACTGCAATGTAAAAAAGAACCGTTATTTTCCAATCATAATAATTATTGCTACAAGCCTTGGATATTTCATCGTGAAAGACCTGGTTGTGTGATGCTTGGTCAAGAAACTGTTGCATTATTAATTGTTTATAATAATCTCTTCCGAGCTAGGAATTTTAGAAATCAACTCTATCGGTACAAATTGAAGGTATACCGGAAATCTGTCTGCTATTTCAAGAAGGTCGTATTTTTCAAAAAATTCAAACATTTTTTCACGATTATTTAAGTTGTCTTCTCTTAGAACAATTGAATAATGTAAATCATTAAAAAAAGTTTTGGTTCTGAAGGCTTGTCTGATTATTTCTTTGTTGAAGTTTAAAAATGATTTCACCAATCTGTCAATTAATTCCTTTGCCTGAGTATCAACCCCAGATGAAATCTGAAAAATATTTGAAAGTGGATCATCCATTATTTTTTCGATCTTATTAGATAGATCTGTTTTTTCACCTACTTTTAATAAAGCATAAGCCCTGTCTATTTCTGCCTTAAATTCCTCAGTATGTGTCTGTAGTAAATATAAAATAGCCTTAATTTGATCTGCCTTTTGATCAACACTTGTTTTGATTGTTAATTGTTCTTCCATTTTTGATGGTATGTCTTAAACTTCAAACAAATATTATCATGGTTTTGTTTGGGACACAAATATATACAAAAGACAATAGCAAGTTATATAAGATTTTTATTTTTTACAAAGATTTATGTAAAAATTATGTAATTGAACTATTATCAGGAGTGTCTGAATATGGCTATGGATGAGATCGCTTGTTTTGAATCACCAAATTAAGCCGTTTTTTAGAATATACAAAACCCCGAATTTTTTCGAGGGTTCCGTTCTAAAACCTATCACAAACCGGCTGATAATTCCGATCCCCTCCAACTTTAAACTTTTTGCCTTTTCTGTTATCCGGTAGTTTTACCGCCTCATCAAACTTCACCACGACAAACGTCTTTCCGTTGGTCTGTTCGTACTGTTGAATAGAATACCCGGGTAACCCGGGATATCGAAGCCATTCTGAGGGATTCCATGTACCCCAGTTCTCTTTATTCAGGTCCCGCAGGAATGTTTCAAACTCATGATACTGCTGTTCTGTAAATTCAAATGTCGCTTTCATACCTCTAAAGATGAAGTTTCTTCTTGCAGTTCTTTCGGGATGTCCTCGTATTCATTCTTGACAAACCACCTGGCAGCAGTTGCAGGACTAATAATCTCATACGTTTCAATTGTCCCCTGATATTGAGAATAACAATTCAATACCCATTTACCGGATGCAGTCCTGTATAGTGCTTCATGGTTCCATTGTGAGCCTGTGGACTTAGAAATGTGATTATTTCCATTATAGTACGTATCTTCTTTATACTGGGTTGCTTTGTCCGAATCAAAGAATTTGCCGGTTTTCACACCGTTTTCTGATAATGCAATTTTTTTCATAATAATTGATTTTAGTGAATGATTGTTTTGATGTCTACATTCATGTAGATATTTATGTCTTAATTTTAAAATCTGTTCAGGACTCATGGCGGTAGAATTTATGGTACAACCATTTGATTCCGGTGTATATCATCACGGGGATGATCACGGGAGACAGGATGAGGCAAATAATAACCTCAATCCATACAGGAGTAGTATTTGAGCGTTTAGCTCGCTTCGCTTCAATAGCACGAAGTTTGCGCCTCAGAAACATTGTTCTGATAGCACGGTCAATATGATCTTCCATAACTGGCTCAGTTAGGAAAATAAAATGTATTAATCAGGAAATGAAATTCAGGCATTGCCAGAACATCAGGCCCCAGACAGATAGTCCAAATGATTAAAGGCTCGGTTGTTTCAACCCGGTGCGGGTCTTTTAGATAAAAGAGTTTTTTTTTCATAACGTCGTTGGTGTTTAATGAAAGGACTCCCAGAGTCTTTAGTCAGGCACACCAACGACGATGAAGCCCGAAAATTGACAAGGGAGTCCAGATTATAAATAAGATACGTTTTTATATTGTGCGTCGTTGGTGCAATACAAATTTGCATCTTATTTCTGAATTGTCAAAATAAACTTTCATTTTGTCTATTGTGCCGGGTCAGAAACAAATCTTTCTTGCATCTGGAAGAAATAAGGTTTAGATTTACAATGCTATTGAAGACTAATGAGGAATTATTGTTTTTTATTAATTTAAAATTGAACAGCATGTCATTTATTGTATTTAAATCGGATGGGAATGATATTATTATTAACTCCGATAAAATTGTTGCAGTAACAATTGAGCGGAACAATAAAAAAACATTAATTCAGACTGAAAACCATTTTTTTACAGTTAATGAATCAATGGATGAAGTAAAAAAAATATTAAAGGTAAAGACAAAGACAATTGGGAAAAAAGGACCTAGCCTAGAATCACTATCTAGTAGAATTTAAGTCCACAAAAAAAGCGGTACAAAGTAAGTTGTTACGATGTACCGCCAATCACAGAACATTATTCATGCTGCCGCTCTGGTTAAGCGGGTACAGCTCGTTTAAATAATTATGTATGCAAATATTCATCTTCTCATTTCATCTATTTTAGCTTGCGACTTTGCGAATTTTAACTGAAGCTTTTCTGCTTTCGTCTTCTTAAAAACTGACCTGTCGATATCCACAAAACCTATTTCACGAATCCTTTCACCTGGCAACCGGTCAGGAATTTCATAATCATTGTGATTCAGCTTCAATTTTGGAAAATATTTCTTTGCCATAATTCATATCCTAAATACGACCAAGTAAACTCTGAAGTTTATCTCGATCAAATTTTTTCACTGGTATTGTCTCAAAGTACATTCTCATAATAAAACAGTCCAGCCAGTCCGGTGACCGTCCAATATACTCTTTGATCTTCTCTTTTGGCATTATCCTGAGCTTACCATCTTTATCAGCATCGTATGTTCTTAGCATACCAAGTTCAAGAATTATCATCTCTTTCTCTCTCTCTGGTAGCTCTGCCTTAATCCATATTTTACTTGCAAGTTCAGACAGTTTATAGCCACATTCAGCCTTTAAGTTCTGATAATTCGGGTTTGTCGGTTTGCCGTTATTAATAAATCCCTGGCATTTCAAACTATCCTGAACACCACCCCCGACACCATCACTATCTACCAGTATATCAGATGATTGTATTGAGTACCGTGCCTTAAAGGCACTTACTGCATTTTGAATCTCAGTCGTACTTGATATATTGAAGATCAGGTAATCAATTAATATCAGCCCACTCCACACCGTTATAACAGCCCTGTCACTTCCATATCTGGCAATGTCAGCAACTATCCGCATCTTTCCTGGCTTCGCAAAGTCATTTGAGAACATGTTGTTAATGTCATTGAAGCTGATAAGAACATTTGGAGCGTCTTCATAGTCCCAAGATCCTAGCATTAACCTCGCCTTAGTGCTCTTATCGCTGATAGATTGTAGTTGTATCTGGTATTGATCGCAGGTATATGGATTGTCGCCATAAAGAGCCTGAATGAATTTTACATTATCCGGGAGAGTGCCGTTTTTCCATGGTTCATAAAACGTTGTATATAACCAGTTCTTCTTAGGGTTCGCGGTGAGGGCCATTGTAGGACGGATGCCAAGCTCTTTATTCAAGTGCCTGCCTATACGGGTCTTAAGTACATCGTAAGCCAGGAAGTTTATCTCTCCGCACTCCTCAATACTGCCGTCACTGTACTCAAGTGATCCAAACCTTTCATAAAATGGATCTGAAGGTAGGTATTTAACGTCCAACAAGTCAATCCGGGAGCCGTTCTTAAACTCAATGTATGAGTATTGACCATTAAGCCACCATTCGCCTTGAGGTATCCCATGGAAGGTACACACCTTGCACCATGTCAGATATGTACTCGCCATGAGTCTCTTTAACTCCTCCCTGGCAATAAATGACTTATAACCTGGGTACAGGTAGCAATTTACCAGCCTAGTTTCGCATAACCACCATGATTTACCACCTCCGGCACCACCACCAAAGAAAACACTACTGTACTTCTTCAGCGCTTCCCAGGCTTCGTGCTGCTTCGATGTGGGTTTGATCACTATTTCCATCTATGTTCTGTTGAATATAAGTTATACCTGTAATCTGAAAAGGTGTCGAGGAGTCTATAACCTGTTTTGCCTTACCGAACGCCCGGTCCATCAGTAGCTCCGCTGCCCTGATATCACCTGCCAGAGCCATATCTCGCAACTTTATTAAAATTCCTTTTAATGCTGCCTGTTTATTCACCCTCCCCATTAATACCCTTCTCAGCAATGGCTCAAGGTTCATCTTCTTTGGCCTGCCCAACCTGTTGAGTCTGGCGTCACCCTTAACAAAGAGTTTGCCGTCTCCCGGTCCTATGTTGTTTTTTCCTCCTGGCATATTATACGAATCTAATCAAAGGAAATAAGGCCTTTATAGTATCATCAACAGGATAAGGGATGTTTGCTTCTCTTACCGTTCCCCTGACCATTAAAGCGAAGCCACTATTCAAACGGGCCATGTCAACAGGACTCTCACTCAATCCGATCGCATCCGGCGAATATTTATAGCTTGCATCCATACCTGAAACACCGCTGGACAGGGCCTCAATTAAAACAGATCCAAACAATCCTGAAGCTCCAAACCCTGATCCGATATTTAGTAGATCATAACTGATTGCGCTTGTATCGATATCAATAATATTTCTGCTTATTGTTGTCAGGGCAGTATTAGTAATAACGTCACCGGCCTTAAATTCATGGTTTTTATAAACTTTAATTCCGGTTGCTGAATCAGTAAATGAAGTCCAGGCTTGGCAGGTTTTTACCAGGTGGCCAAGTTTAAGATTGTCCAGGTGAATTAATATACCTTCCGACATATAACCTGATGCGCCGTTTTTCAGCTCTGACTTGTTCAGAGTGCAGCCACCGGCGATATCTTCATAAATCGATTGAATCGCTCGATTTGGATTTGGCTTAAATTCTAATAGTGACCCTCTCATGGCGCAGGGAATTTATCAAATCCAGATGCAGCCGGTACTGTCTTTATAGCATCAGGCTCAACCAAGTGATGACCTATAAATACCTCAGTTGTTGATTTCAGTCCCCCGCTTTTCTTTGGAGGAGGATATGTTTCAGATTTTGATTCCAGACTCATTTTCTATGATTTTTTTATTAATATCCAATCCTACCAGTTTATTATGCTTCGTTGTCTTTATCAAGATAGTCGGATGGTCCCGAAGTACCTCCGGCCCTGAATCATCAGTCTTGATAAGCTTTAGCGTTTGATGCTTTATTGTCCTCATTAATTGTGTCATATTTTCTATTTATTAAACTTATCATCCAGCCAGCTCTTCATACCAGGATCAATATTACCGTCTAAGTCATCTCCATCTTTTGGGAATTTATCCTTCAGATAACTACTGATATCATCCGAAACAATACCGGATGCACTTGCGTTTCCATCATCTTCTTCTTCTTCCATTTTATTCTTTAATTAAATTTATAACTTGCTTATCAAAAACTAGCTCATCCCTATCCACGTTAAAAGCGTTCCCGCTTCCCCAGACTCCATGACATTTGTTCTTTACAAGAACCTCTTTTATCTTCTTATACTGCTCAATGAAGCTATCAATAAGAGTAACAAAATCTTTTTTTACCTGAGTATTAAGCCGTATCTCAAAACACTCTTTGATTTTCTCCTTATCTTCAGTAGTAAATTGAAGCTCCCCATCAATAAAACTAAAATGATGGGGTTCAATAGGAACACTATTCTGATAGGATTGTCTTGTGCGCTGCAATAAGCTCCGACGAAGAGTTAATGTATTCATGAAATCATTAAACGGCCCCTCGCATCCCTGCATCTGAAGATCCCTCAATGCCTGGTTTATCACACCCAGGCTGGTTAAATTCTCCTCAACAGCGTTGAAATACTTTCCCCTTATAACATCTTCTCCTCCATATTCAAGACTTCCCAACAGTTCAATAGTCATCTCACCAATGTTTAACTTTTGGTATGCTTTTACAATTTCCGCATAGTGACTAAATGCAAACTTGTTCGCCTCCACACATTGTCTATACCGATATTCATTAAAGTAATAAGGCTCTTCATATTGTTTTACAGCCTCAATAATTGTTTGGGAAATATTGGCCTTCTTCCCGGTCGCCAAACTTAGACGTTCCGCTGCTCTCTGTAAAATCTCATTTTCACTTTCAGAAGCTCTCAGGTTAATTGTTTTTGTTTTCAAGTCGCCCATTTTTTTAGATATTTGTTATTACAAAGATAGTTAAAATATGCAAATTGTATGTTTTTGTTCATTTTAAAAATCATCCAAATAGTATATATTCAATTCATTATATAATATCAGCACACAGCTTATAGAGCATAAATTCTGATGCTCTGATTCATCAACAGCCTGAATATGAGTATTATAGTCATTTTTGCGTTTTATTTTCATGTCCGACTGTGCGTCCAGTAGTGTTATTTCGTGTGTTTTCATCAATAACGTAACGAGTGTAACAGTTTGTAACATTTATTAACTTTTTTGTTACGCCTGCAAGAGATTGAAATACAAGCAATAATATGTACCAGTAACAGTTGTAACAAAATATATATAGTAGTAGTATATTTAGTAGTAGTAGGGTGTTACGCAACATGTAGTGTGTGTCTAGGGGAATATGAAAATGCCTGTTACAATTTACATTTGTTACAAACGTTGATTTACAAGCAGTTACGCTGTAACAGTTTTTTAAAGTGTTACAAACATCAAAAGTGTTACATGTAACATTAAAATGACACATGGGGTTTTTCTTTTGTAAAGTCTTCACGTTTGAATAAGTATGGCCTGCCCACCCATGATGTTGCTGCTTTGTCCTCAAATGGTTGATACCTTTGAAGTTTTTCCGGTTTCATGGCAAAGTCTTCTTTCAGCACTCTGAGTAACCAGGATATGCCTGTTCTGTTATCATAGGCAAAAAATTTCTTTTTAATATCAGTAGTTGAGGCATAAAATTCATCTATCTCATTGTTATCAAAAAGTTCTGTAATGAGAATTTTCAGGTCTTTGCCTATTTCATGCTTGCTTTCTTCTTTGACAGCATCAAGGAATTCATTTCTCAGCTCGTCTGCTGTAAATCCGCTTCGGTCGATGTTGTCAGGTAATGGGGGTAAGTTCTTCAGATAATACAGGAAAGCAGGTATTTCCCTGAGCAGGTCGTTTTCTATATCGACCTTTTTATATTCAGGATCTCCCAGCTTCCGGACAAAGAAGCGTGTCTCCTCGGTGTTCACCTGGGCGAATTTGTCCTCATAGTTGCTAGTCAGAATTATTTTCCCGAAGTATTCAAGGTTGAATTGATCTATATTCTTGCGGTTAATACTGAGCATCTTTGATGTTGCCAGGGCTTTGAGCCGTTCGATAGTTATCTTCTTATCAAACAGGGTTTCTTCAATCATCACTATGTTTTTCGTAGCATAATGCCCGTTAAAAGCGCTTTGAAAATCCAGTGAAGAAATGACAGCTGCATTACTACCAAATAACATGCTTAGCCAGTTCACAAATGTTGTTTTCCCGGTTTTCTGCTTGCTAGATACCAATACCAAGATAACCGTTGGCCATTTGGGATAACAATACAATATTTGCATGTAGCGCAATCCTAGTTCATACTGTTCTGAGAATACCTGCCTCAATAGTCGTTCTGTCCACAACCATTCACCCGGTGAGGGTGTATGGCAGAAAGGTGCGTACATATTATAACAGTTGTTTACTATTTCTCGGTAGTTTAGATTATCAGGTACCTGAACAAAGTCATCGTATTTGGGAATAGTCTTGAGGTAACTTCTTTTATGATCTGTTATAAGCGCGTCCTTGGTCCAACGTTTGAGTTCCCGGCGTATAATGCCATAACGGTCTTTCTTATTTATTACCTTGAAATAATCGACCCCGACCCGGATATAAGGATTGTCACCATTCGTTTTAGCTAAACCATGCCATTCCGGATGAAGGTTATAACGACTTGAGACAGTAGTGGTGATTTCTTCCGCTGTGAAGTCACCAATAGCAAAGTCAGCGATGATTTTAGTTAAGGCTTCCTGCTCGCAAATCTGATACCGGTTGCAACAGTCGGACAGAGTAACTATAAAATGATTGCGGTTGCTGTTAATAAACGTCTCTTTTGTTTCAGTCCATTTTTTTGCAGCCTCATAAGTCCGTGAATCATCTATGATAAATTCATGGTCAAGGATGTCGGGTGTATCAGAGTAAAAAACATCCTTATCATGGCATAGGAAACAGGCACGACTAATGTCTTTGCAGTTTTTGTCAACAGGTAAGGCAAATTGGTCTTTAAAGAAAGCCTGAAGAGCTGTGAAGTATTCCAAGTGAGTACCTCTATTAATGTCGATTGCGAAAACTACTTTTAAGCCACTGCCGGAAGGCGAAACAAACATTAACGCGGGTGTGTATTTCTCCTTTATTCTTTCCTGTAATTTTTTTATTTCGCTAATATGATCCAGGTCAATGCAGATATATCCTGAGTGAGTTACTAACTTATCATTGGCACGTGCGGAGAATATTCCGCTAAAAGTTACATACGGGAAGGTTTCTTTGAATGCCTCCCTTTGTGTTTTACTTTTCTTGTAACCATAAGTTTTTCCCCCACCTGCAGGGATGCTTCTTAATTCATTGGTTTTCTCAATCAGCTCGGTACGAATAACTCCGGCGCAAAGTTCCATACCTATGTTCTGGGCTGGTTCTGTCTGGGTAATCCCTTTGGGGAAAAAAGAAAATTCACTCATAGCAGACTGTTATAAAAAATAAGGAATTCATCGAAAGAACGGACCAACCAGTAATAACCTCCGGCAGCTTCGATTTTCAATTGATACGATTTTTGATCTTCAGATTGCTTGTCGCGGATCTTTACCTCAATTTTCACGGCACGACCATAAATGACAGCCGATATATCAGCCGTTCCTTTTTGGCCCGAAGTTGGTAACC